CATTTAGATCAATTTAAATCCTTTCATCCGCCAGCACTAAAAAAATTTTTAAGATTCTCTCATATGCACAGACTTATGAAGTATGAAGTTGGTGGTTGGATTCATCCTCACATCGATTGGGAAGAAATGATCCATGCTAGTTGCACTATTGCTCTTAATTCAGACTATGAAGGAGGAGAGTTTCGTTTCTGGAATGGCAGACATGTTGTAAAATTAGAGCAAGGCGATGCCATGATATTTCCAGCAGATCCGTTTTGGGTACATGAGGTAACTGAAATTACAAAAGGTGCAAGGTATAGTACAAATACATTTATTCAAGCACTTCCAATTTTAGAAAGAGAACGAATGAGTCAGCTTATTTGGGATATGGGATTAATGGACCATCCATATCTGTATCGACATATTTTAGGAGAAAGCCATGAAAGAATGGTTCAAAAAAATTACAGGGATTAAAAAATTAGAAGAAGAAAAAGCTCGCGCTGAACAAGAACGTGCTGAAGCATTAGCTCGTGCTGCTGAGGCCCAAGCAAGGGAGGAAGAAGCCAAACTCACTCCTAAAGAACGTGCAACTAAAAAAGGCGAGCCTTGGGTAGCTGTATTAGATACTAAAGTTAATAAAGATAATGTTCGTAATGGGTTTTTTGAACTTGATTGGAATGAACACTTTATTACCGAACTTAAAAAATCAGGATATGGTTTTGACGGCGACCCTGAAGAAGAAATTGTAGATCGTTGGTTTAGAGACTTAGCAAGAAACATGTTAGCTGAAGAAGGTTTAGATACCACTCGAGGCGCTGGATATATTAATGTTACTAAGCTAGGTGGTGGAAAAGCTGAAGTAGTATGAAAATAATCGAATCTAACGAATATATTGATTTATACGATTGGTCGTCGTTGATCAAGCAAGAAGACAACGAACAAATTAAAGATATTACAAAAGAAATTATTGGGTCTGGAAATTATTTTACCAACAGTCCAAAATTTCAGACAAAACAAAATTTGTTTTCAAGAGAAGAACGTGTATTTTTAAAAATGAGACAAAGTTTCATTTACAGTTGCTTTATGTATCTTGACAGAGAAGTTCGAATAAAAAACATAATGAGTTGGGTTTTTATGACCAATAAAGAAACTGTAGAAGACAGAAATGATTTGTGGCACAATCACCATGTAAGTGACAACAACGGAACTACTGATACATTAAGCGGGCTTTGGTATGTCTATGTTCCAAAAGTAGAAAATTTTGAAATGGCAGGTACAGAATTTTCAGTTAATCCTGCACCAAATTTTGAAGATACATATTGCCTAAAACCAAACAATTTGACATGGAGCATATATCCTAGTAAACTGTGGCATAGACCCGGTATCTGTGATACTACAGAATATCGATTTGTTTTTGCCGCAGACATGGAATATTACAAATGACATACATTTTGGTTGATACAGCCAACACATTTTTCCGTGCTAGACACGTTGTACAAGGTTCTAGCGATATTAAACTTGGGATGGCCTTCCATATTACCTTTAACAGTATTAAAAAGGCATGGAATGATTTTAACGGTAGCCATGTAGTATTCTGTCTCGAAGGTCGTAGCTGGCGTAAAGACTTCTACGAGCCTTATAAACGTAATCGTGCAGAAAGTAGGGCTGCGCTAACGCCTAAGGAACAAGAAGAAGACAAACTGTTCTGGGAAGCATTTGACGAATTCAAAAACTTTATTAGCGAAAAGACCAACTGTACTGTATTACATCATCCTCAACTAGAAGCAGATGATCTCATTGCAGGATTTATTCAAAATCATCCTAAAGACAAGCATGTCATTATTTCAACTGACAGCGACTTCTATCAGTTAATCGCACCAAATGTAAGTCAATACAATGGTGTCCAAGAACATCATATTACGCACGAAGGAATCTATGATGCCAAAGGCAAACGTGTTATCGACAAGAAAACTAAAGAACCAAAAGAAGTCCCAAACCCAGAATGGCTCTTGTTCGAAAAGTGTATGCGTGGTGATACCAGTGATAATGTCTTCTCAGCGTATCCGGGTGTCCGTGTTAAAGGTACTAAAAACAAAGTTGGTCTTACTGAAGCGTTCGAAGATCGTAAAAGCAAAGGATTTGCGTGGAACAATCTCATGCTTCAGAGATGGGTCGATCATGAAGGAAAAGAGCACAGAGTTTTGGAAGACTATGAGAGAAATCGGAGACTAATTGACTTAGCTCATCAGCCTGAAGATATTAAACAATTAATTAAAAAAACTATTGAAATAGATTGTGTTCCAAAAGACGTTTCCCAAGTCGGTGTTCGACTATTAAAGTTTTGTAATAACTGGGATATGAAAAAAGTTGCAGACAATATTCAGCAGTATGCTGAACCATTCCAAGCAAAGTACCAAGGAGAATAATATGCCCGTATACTTAATTAAGCCTCTTGAAAAGAAAAGCATTACATGGCACATAGAATTGTTCCGTGAAAATGCGGACGGTTCTACTAGTTGGGTCAACATTGAAGATCACTATCGTTGGGGACAGGGGTTCATTGAAGGAGATATGGATGTAAATTTACCGTATGAAGGTGAATCACAAGCATACGCAAAAACAAACTTTGGGTGGGGAGCAGAACTAGATGACCAAGTTGCTTGTTATTTTGAATTCAGCGATGATTTTACAGATGAAGAAAAAGAAGCATTTGAAGCTTCGTATCATGAAGGTGGAGCAGGTTGGATTTTTGATGGAGAACATGACTGGCAAGTTGAAGACGATTATCTGCTTATTGACGCTCCGTACCAAGTTAGCCTTTGTGAAGATGACGGTACTGTAATAGAAGAAAATGTAAAACTACGACCAAGGCCAGATCCCAACACTTCTTGGCCATGGAGTCCAGAATTTCCTAAACCAGAGGATAACGAATGAAGTGCGAATATTGTGGTGAAAATATTAAAATGCATTGCGATTGGAGGCAAGGAAGGTGCCCGCATATTCCTCCTATGCTAACAGATTACCACTGGAGATATTATAATCTAGTACAGTGGATTAAAGGCCTTTTTAAGAGATAAATATATGCGTACATTACTAAGGTGCCTTAGGGGCCTAGTAAAAGGAGACTAAAATGACAGAGATACATGCAAAGCCCATCGTTGATGGCAAATTTTGGATCGTTGAACAAGACGGTGAAAAAATTGCAACACTACATAAAAAAGAAAATAACAAATTTATTCTAAGTAGTGTTAACGGTGAAGTTATGTTTAACAAAAAAGATGACCTCACAAAAGAATTTGGAAAAGAATTTTTTCTAAAGAGTGATAAAATAAAAGTCACAGCTGCCGAACCAAATGAATGTCACGGCTATCCAACAAGTTGCAAACCATATAACCCAATGTACGATGTGCAACGTCGATTGCCGTTGTTTACAAAATCAAATGCCAGTAAGAGTCTTTACTGCGCTGGTTACTATATTATTAAATTTGACAAAGGTTGGGTTAAAAGCCACTGTCCTAAACTAATTACTATTGAACGTTATCCGTACAAAGGTCCGTTTAAGACAGAATTTGAAATGAAACAGGTACTTGCAAATGCAAAATCAAATTAATCTAACACCTTTTACACAGTTTATACAACAGGTAAGAAGTGCAGAAGCAAGTCAGGCTAAAGAAATTAAATTATCCATGCAACAGGCCAGGATGCTAAGTCTTGCACTAGCAGAGTGCATGGATAAACTTAATCAAGACTACGAAACACTATTTAATGAACTTAAACGAAGTCAAGATACAGAAGTAGTCACAATAACTATGGATGGTGGCGGTTTCTCTGAGAAATAAGAGATAAATATATGCGTATATTACTTGGATACGCATTATGAGTCGACCTAAACCAAAAATACTATTAGAGTTTACTAATAAAAAAACCTATAAGTCTGAACAGATTTTAGAAGCAGAAGCAATTTGGGCTGTGTTCTACAAGAACGAGCCATTTAATTTAAAGAGCTTTAATAGTTTAACTTCCTATCCTGGACCGAAATACAAAAAAGTTTCGTTCAGTAATCCAGGACACGCACATAACCTAGCAAAAAAATTAAATTTAACTTTTGGAACCGAAGACTTCCAAGTAGTTAAATTAACATCTGGTACTGTCGTGAAATGATTAGTAGAGACGTATTAACAAAAATTTTTTTACAACAATGGGGCAAAACCATTGACGAAACAAATGTTAATATGTATTCAAGAACATGGTGGCAATCTAATCGCGTTGGAAAAGACAATGCATTTCGTTTAAGTGATAAAGGCTACGAATTTTTGTTAAACGAATTGGAACTTAAAGCATACGAAGTTCCATTTACTGAACCAATCGAACTCAGTCCCCAGACTATTATATTTTTGGAAAGATATATCGATTGCCCATATTATCTTACAAACCAAAGTATTACAGTTTTTTCCGAAAAAAAGAGTTTTGAACTGTACTTGTTTTCGGACGATATACGCAAATTTGGACTGATTAAAGCAATGAATGAGCGTCAAAAAGATTTGGACAGCCAAAAATCTAGTTGACACTACGCCTTCTCGGTGCTATAATACATACATAGCGTAACAGTTTATCCCCGTGTATATTTTTTGAAAGGTAATAAAATGGCAGAAATTCTTAGCCGCACCGTTGGACCAAAAGGCGCAAAACGTTCGTTGCGTAAAGCGTTCAAAAACAAGCGTCCAATTTTCCTGTGGGGTCCTCCGGGTATTGGTAAATCCGACATTATTAAACAACTAGGTGAAGAACTTGAGGCTCATGTTATTGATGTGCGTCTAAGTTTGTGGGAACCTACTGATATTAAAGGTATTCCTTATTTCGATGCCGAACAAGGCAAAATGGTTTGGGCTCCTCCGCTTGAACTTCCAGATGCAGAACTTGCAAGCCAATATAAACAGATTATTCTGTTTATGGACGAAATGAACTCTGCGGCACCTGCTGTTCAGGCAGCGGCTTATCAGCTGATCCTTAACCGTCGAGTTGGTACATACTTCCTCCCCGACAATGTCAGCATTGTTGCCGCAGGTAACCGTGAAACTGACAAGGGTGTTACTTATCGTATGCCTGCTCCGCTGGCTAACCGTTTTGTT